GCCAGTCTACGCCATTACCCGTTAAGTGGGTGGTGGAATTGGTGGCGGGGGGGCTTTAGATCCCCCTTTCATAAGAAACATCAATACAATACCGAAGAAGGCAATAATGCCTATGTAAATATAAACTTCCTGGTTGTACAGAATCTCGCTTCCCAGATTCTTTACTTTCTCATTTTTCTTCGCCTTTTCCTTTTTCACAAACTTGTCTAATGGAACTTTAGTTAGACCCTCAAGCTTGTCTGTGGAACACTTAATCTCAAATTTTAAGACGTGATCAGTGCTTCCAACTTCATACGTCGTGAGAACGCCGTTATTCATGTATAAAAATTCAATTCCAATATCTTTGATAACCTTCTGTGGTCCTGAGTGAAATCGGTGTACGAGGGGGTCATCAGAACCGTTAAATGTTATACTGGTTGTACCATCGAGAAGTATATGACCAGTGTAATGTGGAGTCCCCACATACACAGATTGATTGAGTTCATCTGAACCCGAAGACAGTCTCAAAATTAACGAATTTGGTGAAGGTGACTGGGGTGTAGGGATACGTGCAGATATAAGTCGAATCTCCTCAACGTGATATATGGGATTTTCTAACGCAATGACGTAGTTATTAGAGTTTGGGTATACACTCGAATCACGCTGACTACTATCTATGCTTAGGGTATGGACCTTCATTAAAATATAGGCACAATATTTTAATGAGTGTTTTCAACAGTTTGATACAAATATCTAACGATAGAGGGCATGCGAAAGAGGGTTGTTTTGTAACTGCTTGGCGGCGAGACCAAGATTCTTGGAGTTGGGATTTTCGTTGCCCTTGTAAGGGTTGAACTGATGGAACGTCTTGCTCTGGTACTGTTGGGTCCATCCACCATCGGCTGCATTCATACGTCCATCAATGCGCGAGGTGTCACTACGAACCGCAGTAAGTTTACCACCCTGCTTGAGGGCGCTCTCACGAACATTCATACGACCAGCGTTGCCCATCCGGTTAGGCTTACCTCTACGATCTTCTGGGCGGAAACCATACTTGGCGAGTTCCTCATTGGTCTTAGCACTGACTCGGCTCGCAGCACCAGTCGCGTAAGCGCCGTGGAAACTGTGAATACCTGGGGCTGGTTGGTTATTGTACATGTATTGTTCGTCGTTGCGATCAGCCTTGAACCTCGTGGGGTCCTGGGCGAGCGTCTGAGCCGAAACCATACGCTTAGCACCATTGTAACCTAAGCCATCATTGCGCATACCAGTTTCGGAACGGTTGGTGGTTCTCTTAGTTCTCTCATGCTCGTTACGGGGAACGACACCAGTCATACCCTGAGCACGACCAGCCATGGTAGGTAACCTAGAGGGTAAGTAGGAGGTTGTCTCGGGTTTGTTATGAGTAAGTTGACCAACCTTGGCAGAGCGACCACCGGTGATATCCGCAGCTGGACCAGAACGTCCTGGTAAAGTCGTAAGACGGTACTCACCAACATTAATGGGGTTAACCCTAAACATCTGCTGATATCCACCAACAGCTGGTACATTGGGATCAACACCTAGACCGGGACCAACCAGTTGCTTCTCTACTGGGGAAAGGTTATTCATACGCCCCTGATCGAACATACGACCACGCATGTCAAGTAATTCTTGTCCACCACTTCGTTGCTGACGACCAATATCCGCGAAACTCGCCATCTCCTTCTTGGATGGGACTTCTACTCGGGAAACAAAATCATTCTCTTTGAATGTAGGGGGGAGAGCGGGGCCGGCCCCACTATCATTTGCTAATGTGATATTTGCCTCTGGACTATAGTTTTCAGTCTTGGACTTACTTAAAGTCCTTCCAGCATAAACGAGACCAGCTACGGCTAAAACCGAAATAGGATCAGCCATTCTTATTTCTTACTGACATTTTTATTAACATATCTTTTCTGGAAAAGACCATTTTGGAGATCAGCGCGAGTGCTGGCAGGTTCATATTTGATGGTGCGAAGAGGAACCTTGCATTCCATGTTGGAGAGAGGAAAGAGATTGCGCTCATACGTCTGAATGATATGCTTGTTGAAGCGGGAAGTAGATTGGGGTCTAAGTTCGTCGCTCGTATCAATGAATTTCGCTGGAGCACCCTTGCCCGCCATGTATGGTGCGGTACCATACAACATGGTGTTGGGCCGGGATCCACTGTTTAAGTGACTGGGCTGAGGGTAAACGAAAACTTCATCAGTCGCTTTTACACCTGGTAAGGCACCGGTGTTTTCAACAATTGAGAGACCAGGTTGGAGTTGATACGCCATTTATTATTACATGAGAATATTAATCTAACTATAGGTTCCGCCACCACCTCGCACACGACCACCACCTCTGAGACCTCTCACATCCCCGTCAGAGCCAATTCCAGCGAAGGCTTCTAATTGGACACCCCTCGCATCAGGGTTGCAAAACTTTGAATCACTCTTACACATGGGGGCATTCTTGGGACCATACAACCACTCAGCAAATTTGGTTTGATCGCCTGGAATTTTTGACACGGGCGCAGTAACAAACTGACGCTCAAAAGCGTTACGCTTGTACATGGGTAAAGTGGAACGAGAACGTCCAGAATCAAACGAAACCTGGTCACCACTGAATTTTTTAATTAGGGGTTGGGCTGTAGCATAATAGCAGGCTTCCAGACGATTTGGGGCATCTGTGTAATCTGTCATGAGCACGTTACCAAGGGGGTTTTCCTTAGTGGGCTTCTGACATACATTCGCCTTGTCAGTGGAACCGTATGGCTCCTTGACAAGTTTCGCCTTGTACATCACGTAAATGATAGATAACATCGTTGCGCCTAGAACGAATATACGAGGATCCCGACGAATCACGAATAAAACACACATGGTGTAAATAATAAAACGTGAAGCCGAATTGATCCTATCCTCTGGTGTTTGTTTGCTGTTAGGCCAGAACTCTAGAATTTTTTTATTACTGACAAGTTGTTGAGGATCTTCGAACCAAACTTTCATTTTAATATAGATGAGGTTTATTTTTTGGGGAGACGGCGAGTACCATTCTTTTTAGGAGTACCCAAATCCATATCTCCCATACCGGACATCATACCAGACATCGAACCCATCATTTTCATAAGTGCATCCTGGTTAATGTCACCACCGTCACCTGAAGCCATCTTATCAGCCACATCCTTGGCCATAGCCTCAATGGCGGTGAGGGTATCCTCGGGTACAGATTGGATAGTGGTTCCTAGAATGTACAAAGTTTGGAGATACTGCCAAACGGCATCCTTGGTACCATCACCCATACGCTTCCATAGTTTAATGATATCCAGTTCATTCAAAAAGTCAATATCCTTGGAATGAACGAGGATGAAGTCCTCGTTCTTGGCAGAAACACTGTCTGCGTGAGGTTTAACACTATCCATGAACCCATTAACTAGGAGACGAGGACTTGTACTCTTAATAAGATCGAATGAGGTTAACATCTTCTTAATGCCTTTTTCATCTGGAAAAGTCTTGTGCAATTCCACAAGAAATTGCCCCATCATGTCATTAAACGCAGTGACGGACGCCATTTTCTTAATAGTACGGTGTAATCTTTAAGTTAGAAAGGGTCGTTAGAAATAACCTCTTTTTGACCAAGGCCATTCACTACAATTACGTATACGAGAATTGCTACGAGTACGGCTGGTTTGGTGTATTGATTCATTTCTAATTTACCTTCATTATTCAAATACGCTTTCAGGTGAATATAACCCGCTGTCGTAGCACCGGCAATTAGGCCAGCATATACTGGGTCACGTAAATAGTCGGAGAGTTCCATTTAATTATAACCAACTTTTTTTGTACGGTAGTCTGGTGCGTCTCCAAATAATACATCATCTTCCTGCTGAGGTTGTGGCTGTGGCTGTGGCTGTCCCTCTTGTGGTTCTTCCATTGGGTCGGGTGATTGAACACCTGGTACAGTCTTGAATTCATTATCAAACTCACCTGGCTCCTCCATTTCAGGATTCCCCATTGGCTGCATTTCCTGGAGTTCCTCTGGCGAAGGTTCCATACCACCTTCTGGTTCGGGTTCTCCCTCTCCATCAAATACATCGGGATCCTCTGTATCTTGAACGTCCCCATCTAAATCTATATCTCTAGACTCTTGGGACATGTACGTCTGTAAAATCTGTTGAACTGGGATTAACTCCTTCACCGAGTTTTCAATAGCTGTACAGAAACGAGTAGTTAACTTCTCATCACGGTGGTAGATGCTCTGATCCTCGTGGAAAACGTAGGGATCACGGTAAAGATCCTTGGCGATGTTATTGTAGCAGGTTTGAATAAAAACCTCATTTGTGGGTAGCTTCAGAGATATCTTCTTGTTGTCAGCCTTAAGGCGGACTGCGGATAGGATCTTTGTACAGGCAACAAAGACAGCCGCTAAAAGATCACTGAACCACGCGCATCGGTTTGCTATGTTATCAGAATGTTGTTTAGACATAGCGTTAGACCAATTTGGAACTTCTTGGAGTAACTTCTGAAACATCATGAGATGCTTCTTCCCCTTGGAGAGAGTATGAGCCTCCGCATACATATCATTGAAAACGTCAATCATAGGTGGACACATAATAATGCACATTTGCCCG